TCCAAGCATATTAATGCACCAGTTTTGAGGGCGGCACTTGCCGCCCTTATTTTTTTGTGTATAATAGAAGAAACCTTGACAGTCGGATAAACTGACTGACATTTGCCACGACAAGGAGATTTACATGGCTAATACAACTTTTTCGGGTCCAGTCCGATCAGAAGGTGGTTTTACTACAATAAGTAAAAACGCTACAACTGGAGCAATCACTACACAATCAAGCATTAACTCAAGTGGTATCGCATCTTTTGATGCAAACACTTTAGCAACAGAAGCAGGTACTGGTATAACAACTGGTTCTGGAACTATCTATAGAAGTGCTATTCAAAGAGTTGGTGGAATTATTACAACAAGAATTTTAATTGACTTAACTGGTTTAAGATCTACTGCTGGTGGTGATATCATTGGTGTCAACGGAACTTCACTAGTTTGTCATATCGGTCAGATAACTGCTGCACAAAATGGAACTATTTTAACAGGTAGTATGGAATGTTTTGAAGCACCAACAGGTGGTGATCCAGATATTAACATACATTCTGCTACAGAAGGAACTGGAGTAGAAGATGGTGCTATTAGTGGATTAAGTGAAACCTTATTGGTCAACGCAGGTGATGCAACATTAGGAAGTAAAGTTTACTTTACCGCCGTTCCAGCAGCTGATGAATTTTTATACTTAACTTGTGGTACAACTACAGATGGTGACTTTACAGCAGGTAAATTATTCATTGAATTGATGGGTTACGCAGCTTAATTAATGGGGGTTTTATACCCCCATCTTTTATAAGGAGATTAATATGGCAGGTTTATCAGATGTACAAGCATTAACGATAAGTGACGAGAATGCTTCAGATGATGACAGATTAGTTACTGCAGCTAGACCCAATACAGCGGCTACAATGGCAAATACTACATTTGCTGGAGGTGCAGCAAGAAATGTTATTGTTACAACTACAGGTACAGGAGACAATGGTAAGACAAATACTATTGTTGGCACGGATGTTTTTGGAGATGCACAAACAGAAGTGATTACATCTACAGGTTCAGCGGCCTCTGTCGCAGGAGCTAAGTTATTTTTGACTGTTACGTCTGTTACTAGTTCCGCGCAATTTGCGGCTAACATAAAAGTAGGGTCAGGAACATTATGCGCTCAGGCTGTAAGAGGTTCTATGAGAATTAGAATAAAAGGCATGTCTGTAGTATCAGGCGGTACCGCAGGAGATGTTGAGTTTTTTAATGGCACCCCTGAAAGCGGTACAGTTTTATTTAAATCAAGAACTATTGGTACAGCGAATACAACAGTAGATAGAACAATACCATCTGAAGGCGTTCTTTTTAATAACGGTGGTTCTGTGAAGTATACGGTAGATGTTGCAGATAATATAACGGTTTTCTTTGCGTAAGAGGTAACATTGTCTTCTAAGGGTACGATGAAAGGTCACACTATTGGTGGTGGTCATAAGCGTAAGACCAAAGACGGTGCGGGTATGACTAAGAAAGGTGTTGCCAAATACCGAAGAGATAACCCTGGAAGTAAGTTGAAGACCGCTGTAACAGGCAAAGTTAAAAAAGGAAGTGCAGCTGCTAAGAGGCGAAAGTCATATTGTGCCAGAAGTGCTGGTCAAATGAAAAAGTTTCCAAAAGCAGCCAAAGATCCAAACAGTCGTTTACGACAAGCTAGAAGAAGGTGGAAGTGCTAATGCCTAGAGGTAGACCTAAAAAAGAAAAGCTTACAGTAGAACAAGTTATGCATGAGCTGGCCAAGCATGAAGCTGAATGCACTCTTCGATACAAAAGAATAGAGGAAATACTTGGAGATCAAAAATCTCAATTAAAAGGTCTTGATATTCGTATGTGGGGATTAGGTGTTTTAATTATAGGAGCTGCGGTAGCGCAGAAATTATTATGATAACAAGTAAAGTAAAAACAGGGCCTAAACCATCCAAATTAAATGTAACTTATTTTAAGAATGGTGGATCGGCCTCTAAAAAATCAAAAGGCAGTAAGATATGTCCTGCAGGTAAAGCGTGGGCTAAAAGGACTTTTGATACATATCCTAGCGCATATGCAAATATGGCGGCTTCAAAATACTGTAAAGACCCTAACTATGCAAAGGGCGCGAAAGGCAAGAAATAATGGGTGCTCTTAAAGATTGGGTAAAACAAGATTGGGTGCGAATCGGTACAGACGGTAAAATTAAGGGTAAATGTGGTACGTCTAAAGATAAGAAAAACCCAGACAGGTGCTTACCTCGTTCTAAAGCAAATAGTTTATCTCAATCTCAAAGAGCGTCTACAGCGAAAAAAAAGAAAAAAGAAGGCGCCAAAGGTAAAACCTTTGTTTCAAATACCAAATCTGCAAAAGTCACAAAAATGGGGTTTGGGGGAGAAGTACCTTCTACTAAGGCTAAAAGACCCTTCAATGGTAAAACTAAAAAAGGATCTATAGTTGCAAGAGGTTGTGGTATTGTTATGCCAAACAGACGTAAACAAACAAAAGTAAGGACTTGATATGGCAACATCTAATTCTACAAATTTTGAGCCGGATGCCGCTGAATACATAGAAGAAGCTTATGAAAGATGTGGTTTAGAACTAAGAACAGGATATGATTTAACTACTGCAAGAAGATCTTTAAACCTTATGTTTGCAGAGTGGGCTAACAGAGGCTTAAATCAATGGACTATTACTCAAAGAACGCAAACGGTTACGTCTGGAGATCGTGAATATGACCTAGGGTCAGACGTAATTGATATATTAAATATTGTTGTAAGAAGGTCTGGGACAGATTTCTCTATGACTAGAGTGAGCCGATCCGATGAATTATCCATTCCTAATAAAGCTACTACTGGCAGGCCTACACAATTTTTCTTAGACAGACAGATTACGCCTAACTTAAAAATATGGCCTGTGCCGGACAATAGCACAGATATAATTTTTTATGATGCTCTCACTAGAGTAGAAGACGTTGATTCTCAAGTTAATACTATGGATGTTCCTTTTAGATTTTATCCTTGTTTGACTGCAGGATTGGCTTATTATATTTCTTTAAAAAAAGCTCCTCAAAGAACTCAGATGTTAAAAGCTATTTATGAAGAAGAATTTGAAAGAGCTATGGGTGAGGACAGAGATAGGTCTAGCTTTACGGTAAGTCCTCAATATGCTTATTTAAGGTCCAACTAATGGGTAGATTTGCTACAGGTAAAAACGCATACGGTATATCCGATAGGTCTGGAATGAAGTATAGGTACCGTGATTTAAAAAAAGAATGGAACGGTTCTCTAGTGGGACCAGATGAATTTGAGTCTAAACATCCTCAATTAGGTCCTTTTAGAACAGTAGCGGACCCAGAAGCGATTAGAGATGCTAGGCCCAGCCGAACAGAAAACCCTGTAGAGGTTCTTTTAGTACTGGATCCGTTTATATCTTCTGCAGCAAGTTCGGGTGTCATAACAGTTAGAGAATTTGGCCATGGTAGATCTACAACAGACACTGTACGCTTTAGAAGTGTTAATGGTTTTGATGGTTTTACCAAAGCTGTTTTGGAGCAGTCTTCGGGTTACAGCATAACGGTTGTCACTACGGACACATATACATTTACAGCTAATGGAGAAACCGCTACAATAGGTGGTATAGTAGGAGGCGGTAGTAGAGCTACCGCAGGACCAACAACGGTGAGTGCATGATATGAGTTTTACTTTAGCACAATTAAAAACGGCAATACAAGATTACACAGACAATAGTGAAACATCTTTTGTAACTCATTTGCCAGACTTTATAAAAGCGGCAGAAGAGAAAATATTTAAAAGTATAGATTTAGATATTTTTAGAAAAAATGTAACAAGTGCCTTGACCTCTTCAGATCAATATCTAACGGTACCCAGTGATTATTTAGCATCATTCTCGTTGCAGATAACAACTTCTGGGTCGGAAAGTTTTTTACTTCAAAAAGATGTAAACTTTTTAAGAGAATATTCCCCAAGTGCCTCAACAACGGGTTTACCTAAATATTATGCACGTTTTGATGAAAACAATTTTATTGTAGCGCCAACTCCAGACAGTAATTACACCATAGAGCTGCACTATTATCATAGACCGGCTAGTTTGACCGCGGGGGCTGATAGTGGTACTACTTGGGTCAGCACTAATGCACCTTTTGCTTTGCTTTATGGGGCTTTAATTGAAGCTTACACTTACATGAAAGGTGAAACGGATGTTATACAAAATTATAATAATATGTATATGCAATCCATGGAAAGATTAAAAGACTTAGGCGAGGCAAGAGAAAACACAGACGCAAACAGAGTTGGTTTACCAGCCAGACCCAGAACATAGGAGTAAAAAATGGCAACAGCAAATGCATCAACCAATTATCTAGAGAGAAGAATATTACATT